TCAAGAGTCAAACCGTTACCCTCATCGCTAAGAGCAAAGCGATCGCTATAATTTAATCCATTGTGATAAGGTAGATTAAGAAAATTTCCTGTAGCTTCTTTACCAAGGTTAGGTTGCTTCGGAAAAGTTTCACATCCCCCATAACCTAATCGAGAAGCAAGATCTTTAATTTTGTTGTGGGCTAATTCGGAAGGGATAGGTTCTTTAAAAAATAAAAATAAATGTGCTCCCCCACTTTTAGAAACAGCAGTTATAAAAGGTAATTTTTTTTCTTTTAATGTCTTAACAATATTTGCATGATCAATAGGGTATTCATCAACATCAATGGCAACCCAACGACATTCATTTTTTTCATTGATAGGGATGATACCAAGGCTAGGCCACTCACCAGCTAAATGATTTTCCCATAGAATATCTTCTACAGGTTTCTTATTTATCCAAGCGTCCCCTTCACGCTTACCATTTTCCTTGACCTTCCCATTGGGTTGGAACACACCATGAGCACGCTCCAACCCTGAAAAGATCTCTTTAAATTGAGAGACCCTTTGGTTCATTAAAACGGAATGTCCTCAGAACTATTTGAACTATCCGCTTCATCATCATATTTAGGTTTGACAATACCTTTTCTGACTGACTCGTTGAAGTTCGCAGCCATATCAAATGTTCCTTCGTTGTCGAGAAATTCCTCTTTGTTAACAACCCATCCATACCAAGTACCTTTGTCGTTAGATTGCTTGATTGTCTTTAGATTGTAAACACGATACCAGGAAGGAGCCAAGAAAAGCTTTTTTGTTTTTGGATTTTGAATGAACTCATTCTTCAAACTATAAGCCCAACTTCTCGCAGCTTTTAACTGCGTTGCTTTCATTGATATGATTGCAGGTTCTGGAGCTACTCCGCCATTTAAAAGAAGCACATAAAAGTTTGCACACTCTTCTAAATAGTTACCAGTATCAAGACGGAATTTTCCGTCATCTCCACGTACTGCGTTGGCTGGTTTATCTACCGCTGAGTAGATATTAACAGGAGCAGAAGAACCTTTTCCTCTGTCTTGCCATTCCAACCATACTTTTTCATACCCGCAGACAACAACGTTAATACCGTCCTGCCCAGAGTATGCTTTTTTACTCACTGAATTAAGAATCATTCCGGCTTTTGCACCTTCAATTTCTTCTAACTCAGGAGACATTTGTGCCAAGACTTTTAGTCTTGGTGTTGCGATATCATCAGTAGTGATAGTATCGAGACCTGTACCTGCATATTGTTCGAGGCTATCGAAGTTCATAGCAGGTAGTTTATCTGTCTTTGTGGTGACAGCACCATTTGCTTTTGCGTTTGTCATTTTTTGTTTTTCCTTGTTTATTTTTTTCGTTCGATCTTGACTTTTTTAAAAGTCCACACTCCAAATTTTTCCTGGTCAGCCGATGACATCGAACCTTTTTCAATCAACTCATTAACCACTTTATCGAGTGTATTCCATGCAACGTCCAACTTATTACTAGGGTACAGACCACGGTCTTGTAACTCCGTCATAAGATTACTTGCATCAGAATCTTGTCCTTTACCAAAGATCAGTTCTATTTTGTTTTTAATAACATCTCCTAATCCGAATTGTCTTAGCTTATCATAACAATAATCTTCGTTCTCATCGGTGATGTTTGCTCTTAGTCGATCTTTGATTGATACCTTACTACCATCAGTTAAGGTAATAGCTGATACACCAGATCTCTCAAAGAAACTAGGTATCACTTCGTTTTCTAATTGGTACTCTCTGTCTTTAAGCTGCTTAATTTCAGCTTCTTTATTTTGGATTGCTTGACGAACATCATCAAGTTCATTACAAGCTTCACCGACGTCTTTTACATCTGAGCTATCTAAATTATCAATTTGAGATTGCTCTAACGCTTTATCTAATAGACCCATTTTATGCTCCTTATTTTAATTCTATTGTTATAGGAATATATATAGCACTTTCTCTGTCCCATTTCAACACCTTAAAATTATTATTTGTAACTTTGGCAGCAACCGCACAAACAATACCGATTAACACCGGATCACCCATCAGCAATAAATAATCTTTTGATGTCATGTCTTTAAGTTTCTTTTCAACAGTAAAAATAAAAGGTAAAGAGTTTACTTCTATTTGCCTGGGGTTCTCAAAAAGAATGTAGGGGGTGCCAAATCTTTCACAATCTGAGATGTCACGATAACCACCATTAGGTAATTTCGTATTTGTAGTCACGTATACTTTATTCATTTTCTAAAATCTTTTTTATACTTAAACCTATCACATAAGGTATCTGAGGTACAACAGAATTGCCTAAGCATTTAAGACGGTCCACCCTGTTGGGTACCCCATGAGCCACTCGACCCACGTCGGGTTCAACTGACCACCAGGTGCTGACTCCTGATACGCTACCTCTGTCTCTAGGTATTTCTTGTGACGAAGCTTTGCCATGTTCTCTGTTAATCTCATGTTCATCCCTATTGCTGCCCTCGGAGTCGGCCACATCTGTTGTTTGCCCTCCACTAGTTCTTTCAGTCCTCGACCATAACCTTTGGTTGTCCTCCCTGGTTCTTTTGCTCTCGGAGTCGGCCACATATTCACTGCTAGAGTTAGAGGCGTTCCCCCTTGAGCATACTTCTTGGTTCTGTTGCTCACCATGTCCTGTGTTGGAGTCGGCCATATCTTCACTGGGTTTGAACTGGATGCGTCCTTCACTGCGGTTATCAGATTGATCTGATGATTCTTCTCTCGTAAGTTCTTCTGACTTCTTGGTCCCCTCTGTCCGTCCCAAGCGTTGGGAGTCGGCCAAGTTAGCGATGATCCAGACTCTTTCTCTTTTGTGGTTTGCACCGATGCTAGAAGCTGAAATACTAAACGTCCTTGCGGAGTAACCTTCACTCTCCAAGTTCTCAAGTACGGTGTCGAGACCGAGTTTAATGTGTCCACCAACGTTTTCTCCAATGACCCAAGTAGGTCGGAGTTCTTGGACAAGTCTAAACATTTCTGGCCAGACGTGTCTCGGATCTTCTTCACCTTTTTTTCTACCTGCGACGGAGAAAGGTTGGCAAGGGTATCCTCCTGTGATGATGTCGATTGTATCAATTCCGTCTGCTTTAAGTTTGTCATAATTTAACTCCTTCACATCTCCATAAATGGGTACACCTGGAAAATTCTTTTTTAAAATTTGCTGACAATATTTATCGAAGTCACAAAATGCAACTGTTTCGACTAAGCCCGCAGATTCTAATCCTAAAGAAAATCCGCCTATTCCGCTGAATAAATCTAAGTGTTTTAACATTCTATAATTATACTTAGCATATATAGGATATTTAAGATAGAATTACAAGTATGAAATATTTTATGTTGATATGGTTATGTTTAAACGATCCTGTCGTTTCTCTAGAAAACACTTGTATTCAAGAACAATACGGAAGTACCTTTAATTCTTTACAAGAATGTCGAATGGCAGCTAATTATATTTATAATAGTATAAATAACCCAGATTTATATATGACTTCATTTTGTTCTGCAAAAAACTTGACAACAATATAGCTTATCCTATATAAAGAACGTAGAAAGTTTTTATTAGTTATGTATCCGAATTTTAAAACGAAACCGTTTAATCATCAATTACAAGCGTTAGGTTGTAGTTGGGACAAAACAAATTTTGCCTACTTCATGGAAATGGGAACAGGTAAATCAAAAGTATTGATTGATAATATTGCAATGCTCTATGACCAGGGTAAAATTAATGCTGCCGTTATCATTGCACCTAAAGGTGTCTACCGCAATTGGGAACGATTAGAAATACCAGCTCACTTACCTGATCATATTCAAACCAGGATAACAACTTGGGTGGCACCGAGCTCAAGAAAAAAAGATGATCAAAAAAACTTAGATAAGTTATCAGAAAGTTTTGATGGCTTAGATATTTTTTTAATGAATGTCGAAGCTCTAGCTCATCTTCCTTCTGTACAATTTCTTGATAGATATTTATTAGGAACAAAAAGTTTAATGGCCATTGATGAAAGCACCACGATCAAAAGCCCTACTGCCAAACGGACAAAAAATATTTTAAAGATTTGTAAACTTGCTGAGTATCGACGAATACTGACAGGATCTCCTGTCACAAAAAATCCCCTGGATTTATATTCACAATGTCAATTTTTAGATGAAGACTTATTAGGCTTTAGTTCTTACTATGCTTACAAGGCTCGCTACGCTATCGAAGTAAAGCGTCATACATCTAGTCATGCATTCTCCCAGGTGGTGGGCTTTCGAAACTTAGATGAGTTATCAATAAAGCTAGGGACCTTTTCTTTTCGAGTCTTAAAAGAAGACTGCTTAGACTTACCTGCAAAAATTTATCAACCTAGGTATGTTGAGATGACCAAGGAACAAGAGAAAGCGTACAATGATCTATCAACCTTTGCTATTACACAATTAGAAGAAGAAACACTAACGGTTAATAATACAATGACCATGTTGCTACGACTTCATCAGATTACTTGTGGTTATCTGCCCACGGACGACGGCCAATCGATACCTTTAAAAAACAATAGACTTGATGAACTCATGGCAGCTATTGAAGAAGTAGAAGGTAAGATAATTATCTGGGCAAACTATCGACAATCAATCTTTGATATTCAAAAAGCATTATCTAAAAAACATGGTGAAGAAACTGTTGTCACTTACTTCGGAGATACCAAGGATAAGGACCGACAAGATATTGTCAAACAATTCCAGGATAAAGATAGTCCGGTAAGATTTTTTGTAGCCAATCAACAAACAGGTGGCTATGGATTGACATTGACCCAGGCACATACCGTTATTTATTTTTCAAATAATTATGATTTAGAAAAAAGAATTCAATCAGAAGATAGAGCTCACCGCATTGGTCAAAAGAACAATGTGACATACATTGATTTGATCTCAGAAAAAACTGTTGACGAAAATATTGTTAGCAGCCTTAGAAACAAAATTGATTTGGCCTCACAATCATTAGGAGAAAAACTCAAGTCCTGGTTGATAGAAGGAAAGAAGAAAAAGAGTTGACATTTTGATAGGAATGTTTATATATTATCTTATACAAGGAGAAAGTAATGACTGATATTACAAAATATAAATCTGTTATCGTGCGAGTAGAGACACATAAGAAGTTGAAGAAACTTGCAGGTAAAGACAAAAAGATTTCTGGTATCTTATCACAACTAGTTGATAAGGAATACGATAGAAAAGTAGGAGTATAAATGACAAACGAGAAAGACAGAAATAAAGAAAAGATGATTAAGATCATTGCAGCTAAAGTAGATAATCAAATGGAACCTGATTTAGAAAGAGAAGAAGGACGATCTATTACAGAACATTGGCTATATGAACTATGGAATATGGCCTTTGTTTCTGGTGAAGTTGCAGGAATTAAAAGTTGTAAACATATTCTCAATGCTGACATAAACGAGTTAGATAACATTGAAGAATTGGGAGAAAGAAATATTAAGAAGACTCTTCAGTAATGAAGAGAAGGGGTATGTTTTGTCTCCGCAAGATGATTGATCCCCATACCCTTTCTCTTGATTACTGATAGCGAGAATTAGTAATCATCTCTGATGTCTACCTCCCAAAGCTAGAAGGATGAGAACCATTTTAGCTCTCGCATGAACGACTAGGGAGGGAAAAACAATTTTCCCTCCTGGTCTAGAAAGGAAAAAATGAGTACATACGTTAATAATTCGATTGAACTAAGAAAGCATTTAAATAATGCAGTGCAGTACATGGAGAAAGATACAACTAATTTTCCTCTTCATGAAACAACTGCATTTATCAAAGGATTTTTAGAGGGCCTAGCAGAAATAGATAAACTAAATTATGATGCTTGGTTAAAGGACCAAAAAGACAACGCAGAAGTTTAATCGATTTACCTATTAATTTATCCCAAAAAACTATATAATTTTACACATAGCCAGGAGTATTTCCCTGTTTCGATCTCCTGGCTTTACAAGGACAACATTATGTTGAACGAGATAAAAACAAAAATCGTCCTCGCTGTCCAACGACAACGAATGTACGA